CAATTTGGACTACTGTAATACGCATTGCCCGCCAGCGTCGCTGTCTGAGCGCCTCCGCTAGATAATGTTCCCTCGTTTGTTCCACCGATAGCCACCGTGAAATATGGGGCGATTGATCCAGCGCTAGGTGTCAGCGTTTGCGTGGCTGGATTCCAGCAGAACGATGTGTCGGCACCGTAGATATTCGATCCAACGCTGAATGTCACCGGATAGCAGCCGAGACCCGAGAAAGTGGCATCACTCAAAGACTGTTTAATTGCATATCCGATCGAACTATCCGTGTTGTCGGTTGTACTGTTATTATCTCCGCCCGCAAACAGCATCCGGGGGATATTTCCCAACCCGTCTCCGGTATCGGCGACGATCTCAGCGGCATCGAATACCTCAACACTTTGCCACGAGTATGCAGACTGCGGAAGGTTCACGTCCCCAAGATTATACCAGGTAGTGTTTTGAGCGGGGCTCACAACCATCTGCGTAAAACGGGCATTCGTAGCGAGCGGGCTGGGAGAGTTATCGAAAGTAAGGTACCTTGCGGTCCCAATATAGAAAACCGATGGTTCGCCGCAAAATGAACAGTAGCTTGGAAATGTAAAAATCTCAGTAGGTCCGCTCCATGACGTTCCGTTAGTCGTCGTCCAGAGCCACACTCCCGCGCGGCTAGAATCCATCGCATAAAGCTCTAAATTGCCGTTCGGGTTGATCGCTAAAGCAGGATCAACATAAGCACCGGATGGAGTCGTGCCACCTGAAAGTACTGACCAGGAAGTGAGATTGCTGCTCGTCGCGATTGAAAGAGGTGTGCTCCCTAAACTACCAGATGGATAGTGATCATAGGTCCAGTAGTATTGGCTCCCCCAATGCTTCACGTCACCATTGCCGATGATGTAGTCGCTTCCCTGCGGAGTCTGCAAAGAGTTGGTAACGTAAGTCCATTGAGTGAGAGCATTCGATCCAGTCAGCGGAGAAGTAAAAAATGCAGTGGCCCATTTGCTGTTGGCAACACTCCAAAGGCTCACAGTCAACACAAACTGAGTACCGTCGCTCGTGAATCCAGGCGCAGCAAATGCATTTGCTGTCCATCCTCCGTAGCTTCCTCCCTTACCGAGAACCGGCGTAGAGGGATTAAGTTGCTTGAATAGTACAGACGTCGATGTGAATTTAGCCCCTGTGCCATCCGCCATGGCAACGCTGCCGGTAGGAGCGCCGGTCAGCAAGATATTGTTCGTGTCGAAACCGGCGGTACTCTGCGCTGCCGCTGGGTTGTAATGGAGAACCCCCGCAGGATCGACAAAAAAAGATGCTTGATGTGGCGTGTTGCCACTATCCCTATTGGTGAAAACAATCAGTTGAGAATTTGAATTGGCGGTGAGACCTTGTGCGCCCAGTACTAATCCGGTACCCGCCGCTCCGTCGTCTGTCGCGATAGCCTCTCCCCACGAATTCGATGCAATCTTTTCAACCTCGATCGCAGACGCGCCAGGCGGAAGGGTACCAGTTCCGTTTCCGGTGATCTGGAATCCACTCACGTAAGTAGGGGTGCCAGCCACATTGATGTCATCCTCGAATCCCACCATACGCTGCGAGGTTCCAACTAGATCCTGCGTGACAATGTTCAAGCCCCAAATGTGGGCATTTGTGACAAGCCCCCGCGCCTGCCCATAGACGCTCACCGCGTTAGGTCCCAAGCTCGGATTAGATGGGCCGGCAGATGTCACGGCATATCCCGCGATTCCGTTCTGCTGCCATGAAGTAGCCGCCGAGGGAACAGCTACGCAGCCCGAAATGCCTTCAGTCATGAAGTTGCTATTCTGTGTAGCCTGGAACTCGGTGCCGGGATTGCATCCGTTCAGCGTCGAGTAGAGATATTCATTAGCCTGTGTGTTGGTCCAAATGCCTGGTACGTTGACATTCACGCTGCTGGGCGCGATGGGAGTTCCAGTTACGCCAAGATTGCCGGTGAATGGTCCATAAGTTCCATAACTGCTGGTCACGTAGTAATCGAACAAGCCTCCCGCGTACCAGAAGCCGATATTCGCAGTTGTACCCGGAGAGGCCGTGCAGGTCGTGCCGGGCAACTGCACCAGCGGCGTTGACGCATTGCAGGAAATAGCACCTGTTGAATCGGTGAATGTAGGCAGCGGATTCGCCTGGCATGCACTCAGGCTCGCTTGCGGGTGCGTGCAGAGCGCTACCTTCGCATTTGCAACCCAGAGAGCCTGCGGCAATGGACCGCCCGTTACCGGTACAATCGGCCCGCTGGTCTGCACTGGAATATCCACGCGAACCTCTTGGCCGAACACTGAGCAGCACAGTCCGAAGATCGCCATCGAGAGCAGCAATCCTCGCCATGTGCATCGCGGCAAGTCGCGCTCGAAATACATCTCGGCGGCAGAATAGAAAACACGCAACAACATCAGTAGAGCCGCTATAAGTAAAATCACTGTTGTCCCTCTTTCCTCACACGAGATGCGGCAAGCAATCCGCCGACAGCAGGGCGCAACGTGCCGGCGCGGTTAAAAGTGCGGGCAAGCGCCATTTGGCCTTCGGGTGATGCCAACAATTCAGGAGCAGCCACGCCAAGCGCCATGCCGCCGATTGCTCCCGGAGTTCCGCCCTCTCGATACCCAAGCGCGCCGCCGATTCCTGCACCTGTCAAAGCGCCTGTGTGGGCTCCGAACCTTCCGAGCATCCTTTGTCCGGGTCCAGCCATGCGCGATTCCCGTTCGGCATTATGCAGAACCTCTATAAGACTCGAAATCTTCTGGTTTATTGGTGCGGCGCCTGGCACAAGCCGATCCAGTTCGCGATCCAATGCGCCATAAGCGCCCCGACCTGTATGCATCGCCTCTTGGTGAACGTTCGGGTTCCAGCGCAAGTGTTCGTCGCTAAATCCCCGTTTTAGATCAAGGAGACGGCGCGGTGTCACGTTCTCAGGAATCTCTTCGCCGGATACACGTCCGCGATGGAGGAAATTTCCCATTTCTCCAAGTTGCCCATGCAGCGTTCCCGCTTCCTCGCGTGCCGCTTTGCCTTGTGCATTGGCGATCAGCTCGCGCGCAGGGCGGAGAGAAGCTACAGGATTAGGTTCGCTTGTCGGCGGTATCGATGCGCTCATTTGCGGAGTGCGCGTCATGTTTCCTTGCGGTTGCTCTATACGTCCGCTTAGCTCGGGATGCGCGCCGCCGCTGTGGTACTGCGTTTGATTGTAGATGCGCGGTGTTCCTCGATCCGATGCCGCTGGGAAGGCCATTGGAGAAGATGCAGGTTCGCGGCCCGGAATCGGCGCAAGCTCAACTGTCTCGCGCGGCGGTTGCAGAAATCCTGCGATGCGCGGAGTCGGCCGCACACTAGCTGCGTTTACCTGCCCTTCGAGCGCATTCATCAATCCACCCATGCTTTCCCGCCCACTCGATAGCACGCTTTCAGGGCGCACGCCGCGCGTGAGTTCCAGGGCAGCCGCACCTGGTGTCTTGTTAAAAGCACGCTGTGCATGCCCGATGTGCAGAGCTGCTTCTGCGAGTCGCGGAGCCGCTGCCCGTAATCCTTCACCAATCGCCGCACCCGTACCTCCCGCCAGCGCGCCTGTGCCAAATCCGCCTCCCTGCGCTTTGTTCACCAAACCGGAAGAAAGTACAGATGTAGCCATACGAGCAATCGGACGGATCGCTTTAGGAGCGAGAGAAATGGCCCTTTCTTCCGCTCCTCCAGGAATCATGAATTCGGCTGCCTTTTCCCCCCCCTTAGCAACGGCCTGTGTTGTGTTTTCAGGAGTGGCAAGCTGCTCTATATGCTTTTCATTTGCCGGAGCGCCGAAACCTAACCAGCGATTTGTGAAAAAAGCGGGAAGATGTTGCCGGGCCCATTGGTCTCCGGTGGACATCAAACCAATCGTGCCCTCACCGACGCCTTGAAGGACATCGCTGCCCAATTTCCCAGCGGCTTTAGCCGTCGTCGCCACAGCATTCCCCATTCCGGGATCTGAAGTTCCGGGAATGGCTTCGCCCTGTTGCGCAGAAGGAATCGCAATCGCTTTATAAGGATTGTTTTCATCTTTCAGCGCGATTGCAGCATAGGGATTCGTCGCCATCACTGCACCACCGTTCCGCCGTGCGCTTTAACATCCTTCCGGACGTCGGCCTCCGATTTGCCCTTATTCTGCGGAAGCGCCATTGCATCGCTCAGACGAACGCGGAAACCGGTAGGTGTAGAACCTTGGCCTAATCCAGGATTGATTGCACCGGCCGTTTTGCGAATTCCGTTGATCGAGGCAACCAATGCTTCTGGGTTGTTAGGAATACCGCCAAGGATTTTCTCGAATTGTTGCATCGCCTGCTGACCGCGGAACCCGTGCATAGAGGGTTGTAAGGCCGCAAAAGTTGCAATCTCGGCACGAAGTTGCGCTGTTTCGGGATCGGCCCACGGCGTATTCAAAATTGCCGATTCGATAATGGCCTTAGGATTCCCGAGCTTGTCTTTATGCGCCTCAATATCTTGTATCAATCCCGAAGCCGCGCGATCAACCGCGCCAGCTTGAGCGGCCTCATGCCCGTAAGCATTCGACGCACTAAGTCCTAACGGCTTGTCATAAGTCTGCGTTGCTTCATTCCATTGGTATTCGCGCGGAATGCCATCTTCCCCGATAAAGGTCGCAGTCTTGGTCGGCAACACCATCTGTCCATAATTCGGCTGCTGATAGAGCTTTGTGCCTTGTGGTGCGGGCGTGCCATCCGCGAGCAGGAGATTGCCCTGTGAATCAACCTTGCCCGGAATCTGTTCGCCATTCGGCAACTGCAACGTTTTTGCCTGAATATTCTTAGGTTTGGCTTCCGCCTGTGCCTTCAGCCAATCGGTAATCGGCGCATTGGGGTTCTGTTGCCTCCAGGCTTCAAAATCAGTCTTTGCCTGCGGGTGCAGGAGTGCGACGATCTGCGCATCCGTCAATTGGCTCTTTTGCTCAGCTTCACCCGGCATCTCGCGTAAGCGCTCTTCGAGTTCATTGGTTTGTGCCTGTTCGAGTGGAACGCGGGCTTGTATTTCAGCTGTCTGCGCTTCCTTCTGCTGGTTGCCAATATCGGTGCCAAGCTGCTTCTCGTTCTGCGCAATGAGCACGTTATGATGCGCCGTCGTCCCTGGAATGCGCGCAGCCAATCCCGGTAACAGAACATTTCCAAGCACATCCCCTGTTTTTGCGAGTCCATGCAAGAATGGCTGCTTGATCTGATCGACGCCAGAACCCGTAGCCATCAGGCGTTGACGTTCCTGCTCATCGCCGCCGGTCGTGCCCTGGGGCATAAAGTTGACTTTCTGTCCGCGCGGGCCTGAAACCGCTGGCGGCTGCGATCCCATCGCCGGAACCGAACTCAGCTGCGAAGGCGACGGCATCAGCAGAGGCGCAGGCGCCGTAGGTGAGGCTTGACGCGCGGCTGCGAGGACAGGATTAGCGGGTTGCGCCATTTGCGCGGGAACAGAGGCGTGCGCCTGCATCAGTGCAGCCTTGGCGCCTGGACTCAGGCCGTTGATTTCATCGAGGAGCGGGTTTGTCGCGGGGGCCATTTACACCATTCCTCCTGCCGCTGCTGCCGCTGCTTTTACAACGTCCAAACTAGCCGGAAGAACATACTTATCCCACGGATTCTGCTGGGCTGCCTGATTGCTGATGCCAAGCGCCTGATTAGAAATGCCGAGCGCGTTTTCGCCCTCGCCCAATTCTGTTCCGTAGAGGCTCTGTAGTCCATGCAAGCCCGATTGCTGCTGCTCGTTAGCTAATTTAGCGCTTGCCAGTTCCGTACCCACTGCGGCATTGGATAGATTCTGGCCGGCCTGCCGCACGCCTTGGCCGATCGCTGCTTTCGCCCCGCCTGCATTGCGCGTGCGCGCGGCATAAAGTCTTCCGGAACCGATCGCACCCGATGTCGAACCGCCGGCAGACTGCTGTGCGGCCGTGTTCATCATGGCCTTCTGCGTGGGTAACAACCCCTGGGGATGCGTGGCTTCGGCCTGGAGTGTCGGCTCCAGCCCTCCATAAATATTGGCAGCGTTCGCAGTCAGACTGTTGCTTAGATTATTCGCCGTGCCGGAGTTTGAAAGTGCGTCTTTTTCTACCCCTTTGGGCATCAGGGCCTCCAATCCTCAATGGCATAACCTTTCCAAGTAGGTTTCCATCGAAAGTGGCGCTGGAGGTGCCGCCCAAATGCTTTTTCCACTCCAGGGGCAAGGAATACAAATGCTTGTTTGAAGCCCTTGCGCACAAGTCTATCTCTAAGTGCCTCGTGGAGCAAGGACAAAGCCTCTAGTTTCACCAGCGGATGTGTCATGCCGCCTGAAGCACAAAGCATCGTGATTTCCGGAACCATTTTCTCCCCTGCTGCCATAATCGGACAGTTCGCATCATCCGTTACGATCAAATAATCTGCTATATTGTCTGGGAAAGGAAAACCGTAGCCGCCACGCTCGTGCAACTCTCGCAGAACCGTCTCATCTATGGACTCGAAGGCGCGAACTTTCATTGCGTACCTCGCACAGGAGGAGCACCATTGGCCGAACGGAAGGAACTGCCGAAACCGGGAGGCTGGCCACGGCGCGTCGTGCCTGCGCCCTGCGTGGGCAACAGGGAAACCGTCGAGACAGAGCCTCCCTTCACCAGACGCGGTACAGGACCGCCGAAGATTACCGGCGCAGTCGATACTCCGGTGGGATACTTGGCGCGGACCTGATAGTAGCCGCCCCAGTTACCCACTGGAAGAATGTGGTTGCGCGAATCCCCGATAAACTGTGTGCGCGCGTTCTGAAAATGGGGATTGTCGGCGTAATCGACATAGTAGCCGAGGCCTTCATAGAAATTGCCATCATGCTGAATCGATATATCGACGCCCTGTGGATGTGGGACTACATTCACGCCCTGGATAGCGGGTGGCGGTGCCGGCTGGCCATCTAGATTGGCGTTGGTCTGCGATTCGAGCGTGTTGACGCCGCGCACCAGGTCGTTCACCATCTCATGCAACCGCGCGCCGATTTCGGGCGCGCCGTCCACCTTAAGCCTCCGTAACCAGTCGAGATTACGCACCTGTAAACTCATGCCGCTGCTCCACGAATCTGCAACTTAGCTTTCTTGAACCATAGTTGTACGCGCTGCAGATTGAACGAATTGTCGGTTTGTCCAGTCAAAGGCGCGCTGGCGATCTTCAAGAAAATCCGGTTGCCCTGCGCCTGGTTGCCGGCAAATTCCTGGTCAAAAGTTGGCGTCGTGGACAGATTGCGCGTCGTCGTCAGATTCCATGTGTTGGTGAGTGCATCACAGAGACAGGTATAGGTGACCGTTCCCACCCCGGCGATGAAGATGTTGGCATAGGCACAGAGTAGACGCACGAATGCGAGTCCAATGGCCTGTGCTTTCTCGGGATCAAGAAATGGCGCTGTGATGTAGTAGGGCGAAATTTGCCCGTAATCGTCGTCGGTCAGTTTGGCCGGATTCAGGATGTAGATATTCCCATATCCGGCACTGACGCCGAGCGCTTGACCATTGCCACCAAAGAACACCGTTGTCAGTTGCCCCAGGTTGTCGCGGTACATGCGCGCCGCCCCGTTCATGGCTCGCATGCAGCGCGTCCACTTGCGTGTGTTGTCGGTCGCAATCAGTTTGCCGCCAAGTGAAGGATGGAAGGGTGGGGAACCTGCGATCGCGTAAGCGCTATTGAGTTCCCGATAGCTCAATGGATAGATGCGGTTGGGCGTAGTAGCCGAGCCGACAGGCAAAAAGAAATAGAGAATCCGTTCAACTGGATCGTTGAGCGCGGAAATATTAGTCGCCGCAGCCATGTTGATGCTGCTCCCCGCCGCGACCCAAGGGAAGGAACTATACGGCGCGTTCCAGTTCGGTTGAATCTCCTGTGAAATCTTTTCAGGAACACCCCCATCAAAGATCATGGCTCCCGATTCCGCCGGCCACGCGCACCAGTCCTGCGCTCCTGAAACAGACTCGTCATCCGCTTGCGAGTGCGTCACGCCGAAAGCTGAAAGCGTACCGCAGTTGGCTGCAACCTCGCGCCAGATCCAGCCCACGGGCTCTGAAGTCGGGTCGACAGTGATTTCATGTAGGCGTCCGGAAGGGTCCTGAGTGTGGCAATAAAGCGAGCCGCGAATCACGGAATAGTCCATGATCTTACGTGTATCCTCCGTTGGCTGCATATTGCCGCTCACGCCATCGAAGCCAGAGGGATTGTTTGTGTAGCTGGTAAAGGATTGGGTATCGAGGTAAGGCTCTTCGGCATCGATGACCGAAATCTCTTTAAGCGCCACCGTCACCGTTCCTGCTGAAGCTATGGCATATAAACCAAACTCCAGCGTAGGTTGAATCGTAATGGGAGTCGCTGCCAAGAACGTCGCCTCGAAATATCCCCCATTAGTAGCTTGCCATGTTGTGATGTTTGAGCCCGGAACTGTTGCCGTCGTGGTAAACGTTCCATCGGTGAGGAAAAAGATGATTGAAATATTCGCGGCTATTCCGGTCACGGAAGCTACTTTGAACCGGACTTTGTATGTCGTAAGGGGATCAAGAATCGGATCACCATAAGGGTCCAGATAGGCACTTTGCTGGATGAGTCCTGAGGTTCCCACTATATCTGTTGACTGAGCGGCAATTGTCCACGTTCCATCCCAGACATTCAGGCTCAACGAACCGTGAACTGAGCTTGCGGGAAGCGTCCAGCCGGCCGGCGCCACAGCTCCGATAGTCGTTCCTCCACCAAACCCCATGTTGATGAAGTTTTGAATCGCGTTCCTCTGGCCCCATGTTGTCAATCTTGATTCCCAATATCCGAATCCCAAGGCCCCATCGATCTTGATTTGGTCTGCAAGATTGTTGCCGGTAATGCTGATGCCGATCGCAGCGAAAAGGGAATTGTCTGAAAAGTCAAGAATCGCGCCCATCGTTGTGTTGTCGTTGATCTGCGTAGCTGTCGAGACAATCTGGCCCTCGAGCTGCGCTGGAACCGGAAGATAGAAGAAAGGCGGAAGAAGACCGGGAACGTTTGGTTGCGCACCCGTGAATGCCAAAATACGGGCTTTCACGTCGGATGGTCCTGTAGGGATATTGCTCACGTTGACGAGCTGCCCTCCGTTGGCAATAAAACTAACCGGAGGGCTCGGCGCGGTGATCGTTCCATCTTGAAGCAAAAAAAGAGTCTGCATCAAGTGAAGTCCAGGAGAGCATTGACCATATACGATTGCCGATCCGACGTCAGTTGAGGTCGCGTCGGGTCCATATTGTGTATATGTAAAAGTTTGAGCGTTGATCGAATTCACGTAAAATGTTCCGTTCCATGCGAAACTGACAGCACCGCTTGTCCATGTTCCATCGCTGTAAGTAACTTGAACCGTGAAAGTCGTAGGCGTTGGGGCAGTGACAACTTCAAAATAGGTCGGAGTCGGCGTATTGTCCGGAACAGGCCACGCAAGAGAAACAGTCACCCCGGTCGCAGTTGCGTCGGCATCGACTTGCTCATAAACAATCTGATCCGGAGCCGGGACCAGAGCAACCGTCACCGAAGTATTAAACGAAGCTGGAGTAGCGCCAGATACTTGCACTACTGCTCCAGGAACTAGCCCATGCGCCCCACCGCCATTAACCAGCGTGACCACATCTCCCTGCCTAATTCCCGTCCATCCAGCGGCACTTCCAATAGTCTCAGGGGTCACACCAGTGATCGTGACATCCTGATTAGGCCCGAGGCCGTGAGGATCGGTTGTCGTCACTGTGGCCAATCCAGGAAGGCTGTCATTTTCAATGACAATCGAAACGATTCCTCCACCAATGGGAGTAGCAGAAACCCCTGAAATCTGAATCTGGTTTCCAACCTGAACTCCGGTGGATGCGACGGTGTTTCCGGTGACTAGATTTCCAGCCCTTGTAAGGGAATAGATATTTTGTGTTGCTGTTCCGCCGGTACCTGTAGCCGGAGTCAAACTAAAAGCGATATTTGCAATTTTGAATTGCGTGCTTGAGATAATCTGCGTGATTCGAACTGACACTACATTAAATGGAGCATAGCTATTTCCAGAAACGCTGACGATCATGCCTTCAGTGAATGCTTCTGGAGTCGTCACAGTGTACTCAATACTCAGATAGCCGATCAAGTGACCGTTCAAAAACTGAGGGTCTGCATAAGTCGCAGTTGCGATTGTTGCGCTCAAGCCAACTGCGGTTCCAATAAGGTCTTGAGGGGCTGGAGCGAGACTTGAAACCTGTGCACAAACCCCAGGACCGTCCTGCGTGACTCTCTGGAGATTGGTTCCGTCCCATTGATAGGAAATATCGGAGCCATGAAGACCATCAGAGATAGCGATCCATTCACGCCCAAACGCGGTAACTGATTTGCAGAAACTTCCCGGTGTAGATTGAAATAGCTTGGTATAAGTTCCAGGAGAGTTCGACCAATCCTCAACCCACATCACGCCGTTCGAGTCAAAATAAAGGTTTTTGATGACGCCGCTTGAAGTAACGAAGCTTTTGCCATAAACAACCGTAGGACTAAGATTGTTAGGCCCTCCGCTTGGAAACGGATTTTCAAAGACTTTCTCGAACCCACCCCGGGAATAGGCGCTTCCCGGCAGGTACATCAATTCCTGGTTATCAGGGGACACTCCTTCCGGCAGGGCGGTTGGAGCCATCTCGGTGACCCACCCGCCCAGCACAGTAAGAGGCACGCCAACCGCGCCGGAAGGATTGAACGCCACAGTTCACCTCGTTAGACAAATGTGGGGAATACAGCCTCGAACTTCCACACCGCCGTCGAGATGGCGCCGGAATAGGCGCTGCCTTCCGTGTACTCGGTTCCTGCCAGCGAGAAATTGACTGCGCCGTTGGCGATGCTGGTTCCCTTCTGGTAGACGGCCGAATACATCGAAGCCGCTGTGCCCGCCGGCGGTTGCTCATAGATGAACACAGCCAGGGGAATTGATCCACTCTGAATACCGTAAATCCCGGCGAAGCTCAGCGTGTCGCCGTGGCTCGAAACAGTTCCGTAATTCCCGGAAAGAGTAATAGTGCCGCGCACAATCTGCGTGGCCTGCGTGGTGTCGTTCTGCGCGTAACTTGAATCAACTGTCGCTGTCGCTGCCATGAAAATCTCCTTAGTATCCGCCTGCTCCCCAAATCCTTGAGCGTCCGCGATTGGAATAGGAACCCCGCTGCACGGGCGTGCGCTGTTTCAGTTTTACATCGCTGTTGTTCATAATCTGCCGCGCATCGCTTTCCGCAGCAGTCATGAACGAATTCACATCGATATCATCTCGCCCCAGAACTACTTCAATGCACAGATAATTCGCCAAGGCTGATTGCGAACGCATGATCGGCACCGGCATATTCGAGGGCGTCGTGGCCGGGTTCGTTGTGGGATCGCCCAGCACATTGTTTGTGGTCACAAAATCAGCATCGAACGCCGCATACTCGACTTCGAAATCCATGCTGTTCGTTGAGCCGGGAATGAAAATCATATCGTTCTTCCATTCGAAATAACCGTTCCATGGCTTTTTCGAGTATTCCGGCAATCCGTCGGGACACATCCGCATCGGTACAAAACGTGAGTTGCTGCCTGTCTGACGCTCGCTCAGCCGCAGCGGGCAAATCAGATCTGAAGGCAGTATACTGGCAGGCGGTCCCCAGTAACTCACGCCGTCGAAGTAATAGGTCCAACTCCAGCTATTCGGCAGCGCCGGATCGAACGTAGCCGTGATTGGCAGTGCATAGCCAAAGAATTTGCGCTTATATTTGGAGTAACCAAGATTGGCGAGGTAGGTTTGGAGTTTGCGCCACGCACTATTGGTCATCGTGGCCGTGAATGGCTGGATATCGGTCAGAATATCGCCGCCGATGGCCTGGATGGCATCATTCAAGCGCGTGCGCGCAAGGTTCAGCACGCTCTCAAGCGAGTCATAGGGCGCAACCGCGGTAGGAGGCGGGAGCGGACTCATCGATCAGCCTCCCTTTCCATTATTTGCCTTTCTTTGGAGATGTTGCGGCTTCAATTTCGTCCTGCTTGATCTTCCAGGCTACGTAAGCGTCGGCGTTCACAATGCCGCCACAGTTGTGGCACTTCGGCGCATCGGGTTCAACTGAGCTGCGGCACGCAGGACACTTGATGTTGGTCGATACCTCGCCCTGCGCTTGCCACGGCTTACCGCTCAGATTGAGTACTCGTGCCGCGGCTCCGTAGGTCTTAGGTGAGAACACGTCGTAAGCCAGTTTGCGGTCACGATCCCAGAGCCGGTCCATGTAATCGCACATCTGTGAACAGGAAACATGGAGATAGCCTTTTGCCTCGTGTAGTTCGGCTTCGGTCGGCTTTTCGCCGGCGGCAATAAATACCCCGGCATGGCGTTTGGACTGCTTGCGGTCCTGATTGCGACCCTCCCCAAGGATTTCGACAGCCATCTTCCGGCCCTCATCCTGCAGGCGCTTGTATTCCTTCTTGTCGCGCGAAGGATAGAGTTCTTCCTCCAGCACATGCAGCGGGGTAAGCATTTCGATGTACGGCTTGTCTTCAGGGCACGGAGGAATGTAGAACGTGCCTGCCGAACCGCAGGGAATGATATGCGCCCAGGGTCCGACATTGAAGATGTGCACGAGCTGCTTTTTGAACTCTTTCATGATGTCGAGTTCAGGCGGCGCGACGGGTCCGGCTTTGGTGCGACGTGTGGCGTCGATATAGCCCTTGGTTTGAACGAACGTGGGCGCATCGCTGGCGTGGCCGGAAGCATTCAGTGCATCGCCCGGCAATGTCTCTGCGGCTTTCTGTGCGGTCAGAGTCGGATCATAGACTGGCATTGACTTTTGGTCCTCTCAGTGAAACCACCGAGCCCCGGCGTGTAGGCAATCCCAATTCGTTCGCCGTTATCGGTGTCTTCGCGGTTTTGTGGTTGACTGCTTTGGGCGTTCCGGAAAAGTTCGCCGGACGCACTCCGTAGAGCGGTTCTACCTCCCGGCAGCGCAGAAACCGTTCCTCATTGGCTTCGCGCTCCAGGCGCTTATCGATTTCCGCATTTTTCGTCTTGATTTCAGACGCCGAACGCATGGAGCCGCGATTGATCAGATCGATAATCTTGTCGGCACCTGAAATATCTTCGATGGCGTCAAAAGTCCAGCAATGGTTATACACGCCGTCATAAGGGTAAGGTCCATTGATGAGCATTCCCGATTGCGGGTCCCTTGGGCCCCAGCGTTCATATTCGGCAGGCGTCATCTTCGTATCTTCAAATCCCGACGTCCACTTTTCCAAGACCCACTTGTTCCCTACTTCCGGATGTCTCGGCCGCTGCCGGCAACCCACATAACCATCTTGGTACTTACCGAAAACCAGCTTCTTTGAAGTCGGCGCAAAGACGATCCGGTAAATTGGCTCGCCTTTCATCCGGCCTGCTGGAACCATCCCAAACCGGGCCATCGGCATAGGCCATTGACTCGGCTTGGGAAGTTCCAACGATTCTGCGGTCAGTACCATCGTTTTACGCGAACAGCCCGTTCGGAATCGTGATGCCGGAGAGAAAAGCTCCTTCTCTCGACTGGACAATAGCCATCTGCCCTTGCCAGATCATGTAGAAGACCAGCGATGCCGCGATGCCGCCACTCTGCCCATACAGCGGAAAGAGCGTCTGGCCGGCCACATCGTAAAAATCAGTGGGCACGGTCTCAATGCGGAACAGGTTCTTCTCGCGCAGCACATCCAGGTAACCGGGCAGCGCGCGCGGGTTGACCAGCATCTCGCGTCCTGCGATGGTTGTCGCAGCCTTACGCTTGAGCATGTCTTCGCTGGTATCACCCTTGGCATTGGTGTAGTCGATGCGCTGCACCAGAAGCGCGTTCTGCTCCCAGGCGTCACGCACATCGACGTTGCAATGCCCGAACATGCCTTCGCCCTCGGCTGCCTCTTCGCCCTTGGAAAGCTCGATCAGGGAAAAGATGGCGCGCACTACCTGCGGGGTCAGAGCGCCGTTCACAGCCAGCGTAGGAACCAGGTATTTGCCTGGCCATGCCGAGCGCTGAATGCCGAGCCAATTGCCAGTGTTGGTTCCCACCTGGTAATAGCGCAGACCGAAGACACCGGTATTGGACTGGCCGGGCGAGCCGGAGACCAGCAGAAGATAGCCTGCCGTGACGCCCGATGAGGTAGGAATGGGATTGGCAAGCCAGATGGTGTTGTTGAGGATGTCGGTCGATTCGATGGTGATCGAGGCCACTTTCGTGCCTGCCAGCGCCGTCCAGATGTCCAAATCCTGATCATCAAGGAAGAAATTGGCGTTGTTGACCACCAAGCCGACGATATTCGAACCCGATGTGACGGTCGATACAACCGTATCCAGGGTGTTGGAACCGTTGCCCTGAATCACCGTGTCCATGAAATCCGCGAACGCCTTGGGCGCGATGGAGCGCGTCAGGGTAGCGAAATCCTCGATCGCCTTTTCGTCGGAGTCGGTTGCGTACTCGGTTTCCTTGGTATAGCTCCACGCCATCACCAGGGTAGTCGTTGTGACTTGCCCGGGAATGGTGGTCGGGCCGGAACCGAGGCCCAGATCGCCGCCGTCCAGATTACCTACACGGGGCTTGCCGCCGCGCGATGGCATGGTGGGAACGCGGGCGAGACGATTGGAAACTGGTTTGGTTTGAACGTTCTTGAACCGCTTCCAGAGAACGGAAGCACTCAGGGAAAGGTCTTCGAGTTCCGGCCTCACCCATTCCTGTTGCAGGGCTAGTGTTTGGTCAACAGACGCAACGCCCATGAAGCATCTCCTTGGTGCAGAAATGCGTCACTCGTCGCGCCCGCTTTTGCCGGCCATTGGGCTCGCCGTTCCTTGTGCGGAGTGGCGATATTATTCAGATTGTCCGAATGCGAGTCGGTTTAAGCCTTTTCCGGCGGCGTTCTCTCCATCATCCGGTGATTCACTTACTATTTACGCACCTGTAGGCCGTAAAGTCAATCTTTTCCGTCACGCGGTCTTGGGCTTCCACTTAAACAGCCCCTTTTCGCCCACAATATACGCCTCATTGCGGTTCAGCATGGCATTTGTGGTGCGCAATAGATCCACGCGCTTGCCGATAGTCTTCGGATGACCGGAAATCCACTGTGCAAGATTTCCCGAGTGATCGGTTGTCCGCTGCGTCGTTGTCTGGCGCTGCTGCCCGTTTCCATTCGCATTCTGCGTCTGTTTTTGTGTTCCTGCCGCCTTTTTCGCGTCGATCACAGCCTGGGTATGGCGAGCAGTGATGCTGGGAATAAGTTTGCGGTATTCCGAAGTCGCGCGATCGATGTAGGCGCGCTTATTCCCAGCTTGGATGTAGCCACGCATAGCCTGACCATACTTTGTGTTCGCGGCACAGCGCGCATTGTACTCCTCCAGCACCGCGGCGCGGATTTTGGCCTTGTCGGAGTCATCGAGCGTGACTTTTTGGGCCGTGGCTAGCCGTTGCATCTCGGAATCGCGCAATCCGGTTCCCACCTGGTGGGTTTCGCCATTCCACTCGCGGCGCGTGATGTCCATTTCTTTCTGCGTGAGCCGTTCTTCGCGCTGATCGATGCCGCCAGTCTGTTTCTGAGTCCCTTCGGCCAGTTTGGGTGCGATCGGCTTGGCCGCCATCTCATCCAGACCTGAGACAGCGCCGTAAATCTCGTTGATCGCAGCAATCACGCGGTCTTTACCAGGAAAATCCGGCATGTTGGGAACGAAAGTCTGCAAAATAGCGAACTGAAGAGGAATTTGTTTACCATCCAGATATCCTTTTGCGCTCTTTGCCACATAGGCCGAGAAACCTTCAGGATTAACGCGCGCAAATTCATCCATCGCCCTCGGAATCAACTGCTGAAAGGCTTCGGGGTTGGCTTCGAGCATCTGCGGAATCAGCGCAGGGTCACCCTTTTCGAATTTCTCATCGAAATCCCGCCAGAAGTTGCGCTCATCCAGCGTTTGCTCGACAATCTGCTCTGCTGTATATCCTGCTTCGGCATCATCGGTCAGACGTGAATAGATTTGCCGTTCGCTCTCGAAGGCATCGAGATTACCACCTGTGGCGCGGTCGGCTTTGTCGGCAATGTGGATGGCATTGCGAATCGATCGGATCTCGCGCGCATCCAGCTTTTCGCCGTTCTTGAGTTTTTCTTTGACCGCGCGATATAATTCAGCGCCGCGCAGATGTCCGGTTTCGCCGGCTTGCGGCGTGTCGCCATTGTCAATCTGCTGCGAACCGTCGGTTCCCGATACTCCAGATGATGCACCGGTATCTGCGCCGCTGTCGCTGGTGATGGTAGTTTCTACGGGGGATTCAACTGGTGCTTCCAGTGTGGCTACTGCGCCTTCATCGGCCATGTACCGCTCCTATTGCGTGGGTTTGGCGCCGGGAGGTTGGGCGCTGGATTGTTGATTGCCGAGGGCTGCGATGCCTGCCTGTTTATTCATCGCGGCCTGACCGGCAGGGCTTTCATCCTTAAAGTTGATCGATTCACTAGGCGGTTTCGCCTGTTGAGCGGCCTGTGCCGCCATCTGCTGCTGCAAAAACATCTCATGCGCATCGGCGTGCAGCTCGACATTGCGAATCCCGGCTGCATTGCCTTCGACTTCTTGCCGCCAGCAATCTTCACTTGAGAGATATTCCTGGCACTTCGCCAGTTCCCATTTGTGATAATCACGCTTGCGCGGCATCACGGAAGGCAATTCTGGAGGCGGGGGCGCATAAGGCGGTGCAGGCAATCCGGCACCGGCCGCCTCAAGCGTCTGTTGCGCGTGCTGGACGTTATAAGCATCCACTGCCTGCTGGTTCGGAATGGGAGCTTCGCGGAGCAGAATCTCAAGCTCGCGCGTCTGCTTCTTATAGGCCAGCGCCGGCGTGAGCGTGAGTTCGGGAAATCCGTTGAGCGATAGAACCTCTTCCCAGTTGTCGGGCGAATTGAAGAACTCGGCACCGATAGGCGACGTTGCCAATCCGGGCAACAGCTTTTCCATCGTCGCCCGTTTGGAGGCGGTTGACTCGGGGAAAGTCGAATCAGCATCGGGTTTGCAATGAAACGAGCCGCGTGTAAGCTTTTCGAGGCGAATTGTGACCGTCTGCTTATCGCCTGTCGTGACTACAATTTCCCTGGCGTGGTCGGGATTCTTCGAAGCGGCGAGCGCCGCTTTCTTATAGATTCCCGCGAAAACCAGTTGCAGACGCGACCAAGTTGGCCCAAGAATGCCCATCGATTGCGCTTTGTCCATCGCGCGTTCAGTTGCGGTCTGGTCGTGTGGACCCGCTACTCCCTGTAGTGCCGGCGAAGCACCCGTGATGTCCTGAGAAAGTGCAGTGCGGTATTCTTCCATGCAATCGACGAAGGATTCAGGCGCCTGCATGTCGGGATCGCGGTAGAACGCATTCTCTAAAGGCTCATCGGGTGGCACAGTGGGATTCTTGACCAGAAGAAATTGCGCCGGCCGCGCTTGTTGGTCCACGATGGCGTCGTAATCTTCCTTGTCGCCGCGGAAATACGTCATCGGCCAGCCTTTTTCGTAGAACTCCCGCTCGGCATTCTTGAAATCGTTGAAGCCGTCCTGAATCACCTTCATCGGCTCCATCAATGCGCCGCCGGTCAGCGAATCTCGTTTCTCGCTCATCACGATGTCAATCGCATCGTCCATCGATTCCGGCATCGATTCCGAGTAAGTTTTGCCGATGTAAACAATATGCACGCCTTCGGGATAAAGCGCATTCAGAACGTCGCGGATAGTTGCAGGTGAGCTGTCTTCGTTAGTCGGCCATGAGCCCATAACGAACTCTTCCGCTTCATCATCCCAGCCCGATGGCCCGGTATAAGCCTCTTCGCAGGTCTGGTGCGTAAACGCCTGGGGCCGCAAAAAACCATGCATCTCCGTCACCAGATGCGCGGTCGCGGCGCTGATGACATATGCACCTTTGGCCGCCTGACGCACGCCAAGACGCATGTAGCGCGTCCAGTCCGATTCGCCCGGCGCGCCTTCGCCGCCCGCGATCTTCCAAGTGCCATTCTCTTCCTGCAGCCATGGGTTATTGGCGCGCGCCATGAGGATATTGGGGTCTTTGAACAGGAAACAGTAAATCGCGTCGTCCTGGCTGCGGCAAAGAATAGGCACCTTCGATTCCAGTGTGCCGAATATCTCTGTCGTCTCCATCTGGCGCGGCTCGCCCGCATCGTTCATGCCCCACTTTTGTCGATTGGTAGCAGTGTGGGTCCAAGCCACAACACGGCCCGACAACTCGAAATAGCGCGTAATCGCCTGCTGCAGGTCGGGAATATCGTTCTTCTGATCGAACAGATGCCGGTAGCCTTCCGCAGTTTCAGCGGCTTCGATGTCCTCGCTTCGGTCGGGATGATCGGGCTGGAAATCGATGCCCGGAGGATTCTGTGTCAGTACGGCGTCGATAGTACGGCGGCGGGCGCGGAAGATGTTGTACGCGCCCATGAACTCGCTGCATTCAAGGCTTTGCCCGTCACCCAGGTTGATCGTCGCGCCAGCCGACCCGATCTGGTAAACCCCCGTCCCATAATTGGGATAGAAATGCTGCACTCCATCGTCGTAGAAGCGCAAGCCGCGATCGATCAACCCCTCCACATTGCGGTCGTAGAGTTCGAGCTTTTGAAACTCCTCAATCAACTGTTTCAATACATCCTGAAGCAGTTCCGGAAGATGGCGATTGTTCTTGCCGAATGAGGGCGGTTCTGCAGGATTTGGCTGCTGAATGACAGGTGCGCCGCCGGTTTCCGGCTGGTCCTGGTTAACGAGAGGTGGTAGCGTGCTAGTTGCCATTATGCCTTTCAGCGCAACGTATGCACCGTGCATCAATCTGCTCTTGAGTAAGGTCTATAGGCGATTCGAGGACGTGTCCACGTCTACATGTAAAAAGCGCGGCATGATCGGCACCGCTTCGCAGGAAAGCACTCCACGCATTTATTTCACCGGGAAGATACTCAAATCGTCCTCCGAAAGCGGGTAACTCAACGGCTCCGTATTGCGGGAAAGCGGTTGGGCCTCCAAAATCATAGAGAGATAGATTGGATGGAAGTTTAGTCATCAGTTCTCCACAGCTTTCATAATCCTGACGATATTGCGCGCCGCCTGTGCGGCTTTGTCTACCTCATCCTGCCTGTCGAGAATCGCTTTCAGCGCACGCGCGAACGTGGGGCAGCAGAATTGCGGACAGTTGACGAAATTGCGGTGCATGAGCTTGGTATTGCCGATCGACGTGACGCAGTAGGGGCAGCGCAAATAGCGCTGCTTGCCGTTGTTCACGCGCCAATATTCGCGCTGCATGAACTCGAGCTTCTCCTGCGCGGCTTTCTTTTCGTCAATCACAGTATCGCTCAATGGTGCATCGCCTTGAAGCCTTTGGCTGAGGCTATCATTCTGCCCAACCGTCCGCTGTGATGGCCGGCCAGCTTCGATTCGGGAATCTTCTCACCCTCGGGAACGCCCAGAGCGCGATGTAAGGCGCCAGGATGCTCGGTAAAGCTACCTTTGTTCCCCAGATTCACCGTTTTGGTCTTCGGCTTGTACAACTTCCCCGCCATCGCTGGCCTCCATTTCTGCTGGCTGTTCAGGTTTGGGCTCTGCAACCGCAGGCGGTTCGACCGCTTCGACCACCGGCAACTGCGGCCGTATTTCCTCCCCCGCAAAGTAGCACTCATCGGGCGAGCCATTGGGGTCAGGAAAGAACGCATCGCGGCCGGTGCGCACGTCGTAATAGGCTTTTCCCGCCGCAGAGCGCGAGATGTAGCGATGCACCCGGCAAAGTGGATATTCGCGCCGCATGGCTGCCGTGGGTCGAGGACTTCCATCAAAGATCATGATCGTCTCCTGTACAGCTTGCCCGATTGCCTGACGTGTTCCGGTTTGCCTTCTTCCGGGCCTGAAGCAAAGTCGTGCAGTTGCTCATGCGACATCTTGAGCAGTCCCCGATTGCGCTTGTAGAGCTTCCCGGGGGCATGTTCAGCGATCTGCATGGCCTTTTGCTCAGCTTTGCTTACGCTCGGCACTATGCTGCCTCATCCTTTTTGAATGGATAACTGTCTTCCGGCATTCCATACACGATGCCGTTTTGGCCTATGTGAGCACACAGCACGCCGCCGTGCGCGACGATTCTGAATCCTGCGTCGATGACCTTCTTACAAAAATAGAGATCATCGGTGCCGCTCCGGCGCTGAATCGGAACAATCTCGTTGCCGAGAGTCACCGATTCTCCTACCGGCGCTTCGTCCGGCTCAAAGAACCACGGCTTAGGAAGTGATTTGAATACTTCCGTCTTGAGTAACATGCAGCCTGTTCCCATTCCTTCACAGTCGAAGACGTCTCCTACCTTCCAATTCCAGAATGAACCGTCTCCGATTCGCTTAAATACCAAAGGCCTGGGTTGCGCCTCTTTCGTGCAGTAAATCCCGCCCGCCACCATGATCTTGGGATCTTTTTCAATCTCGTAGGTCAAATGGCGCAGCGTATAGTTTGGGCAAACCGTATCGTCATCCACCATGAAGAGATACCGGGCATTCGCTTCGAGCGCTTTCTCTGCCAGCGTTTCCCGGTTTCCGGCCCGATCCGGACCTATTTCGATGATCCATGTCGTGAAAGACCCTACGGGGGTATTGATTCCCATCGATTGCAAGGAGAATGCCCAGCGTATGTCTACTGGGCGTCCGCTGGAAGGAATTCCGACCACCAATCCGGGGATCATTTACTTCGCCTCTAGTGTATAGGTCAGGCTCACGCGGAGCGTTCCGGTTCCGGTTGCGAAGTTAGCCGAGGCGCAGTTGATGGCAATCGGCTGATTATCATAAAGAGCTTCGGTTGTTGAGCCCAGATTGGCGCCGGCGAGTTGAATCACCTGGACCGTAGTCTGGCTGTCAAGGAACGTGCTGGCAATGGTTCCGCTCAGAGCTTGGGTGGTAACCGCGGCGCCATAGCCGATCGTGATCGCACCGCCGGCGGTATAAGCTGTTCCGGTGCATTCGTTGACTAGCGTGGCCTTGAGGATGTTGTAGAAGTAACCGGCTCCAGGCGCGGGGAGCAACTGCACAGGCGTCGAGCTCAGTGTCAGAATCTGCGCATTGGTCAGAACAACTTGAGTGCGCTGTGGACTCGAACCGTAACGGTTATCGATCAGCGAGACTCCACCGGACCACGTAGCAGCCTGAAGCATCGCGGTCGTGCCGCCGAGAGCTGTCCAGACGGCATCGACAACTACCGACCCGCCACCCTTCAACGCTGCATAGTTGATTGCTTCCTGAAGACCTACGGTTCCAGAGCGGACCTGATCGCCGTTACCATGCTGGTAGGTCCAGTTGGTGTAGGTGATGGTTGGTGAGCCGTAAACCAGCGGCGTTGACACCGATACTGCGCTCGGTGTCTGCGTCTCCATGTTGGAGTCCGCGCCGACCAGCACAGGCGTTGTTGTTGCCAGGGGACTGATGACCGTCCCATCGGCCAATGCAACACTGGCGAATGCGAGCGTGAGAGTGCCGGAACCCGCGGCGTTCGGACCTGCGATGACTTGCAGGGGTGGAACCTGCGTGTTGATGCCGTAGGCGAAGTCGGAGGCGCTGTAAATTCCTGCAAAACGTGAGATTGCCATGATACTGCTCCTTTACCAATGTTTGAGTGAATGGCTACATCCTTACTGCTTACTAAGGTTTGCCGGTCTCTCCCGACTGCCACCGCTTGCCAGATTAATTGTTCCTCGCGGTCACGGCTCCTAGTATCCTCTGGCTGGACTCCGCCCGAACCCTCGCGGGTTTTCGCGGTAACCCCTACGCTCCCATTCCCCCATACGCAGGCATAGCTTCAGCCCCTTCGCCGCCCTGATGCGCAGGTTCCTGCGCTTCCTCGTCGAAGAACTTGCCGAGAGATTCCTTGGCCTCTTCCGCCGTGTTGTGCTCGTGCGGCCCGTCATGCTCGCCCGACTCGTGGATCCCATGCGTATGGATCGCCATGCCGTCATGATGTGCGACGTGATGCTTGTCACCGCCGGTCAGGTGATGCCCGATATGCGCCAGCATGTGCAGATGGTCGGGATGCGTCTCAGCTGTGCCGTCGTGCATGTGCGTTTCCAGATGCCCGTCAGGGTGTTCTTCGATGGTGTGCGTCTTGGTTCCGGTTTCGTCCGGCTCGCCGCTCACATCGTCTTTTCCCTTGCTCATGCTCTCAGGCTTCGGCTTGCGCTCCATCTCGCTGCCTCCCAGCTTACTCAAGCCGCCCATGCCTTTCATCTTGTCAGCCATGATTCTCCATTCCGGCCGGTCTCTCGGCCTCCAACATCTCGGAATTGTACCGCTCATTCAAGCGGCGAAGCTCAGAACCCCTGAAGGTGCGTCCCGGAGTATCTTGCGCCCGAGGAGAGGTTTGCGTCAACAATTGCTTCTGTCGGAGAAGTTCGTCGCGCTCGGAAATAGCCACGTTGTAGAGATTTTCGGTGCGGACGCGAAGCGCTCTTTCCGCTTGTAGAGATTCGAGAGAGATTCGAGCGCTTTTTCTGTGCTGCCATGCATCGATCAATAAAGCAAGAACCGCTAATGAAAGAGCCAGAATCGTTACCTCGCCCATACGCTTCTCCTGCCTTTCGTGCGGCGCTTGTTCTCAGCTTCCATCTTGCGCAACTGAATGGCGACTGTCGTCATCGTAGCACCGCTCTGCTCCATTTCAAGCCTTTTTTCTGCGACTTGCACTGGGTAAGGAGCCGACGCTTTGGGGTTGAGCATCGATTTCAACAGGTAGCGCGTTCGATCCAGCACATCGTCTGACTTCGTAGCCGTCTTGATAATATCCTCGTGTCGGCCAATATGCAGATCGTCCCTGACCGCCATCGGAATCGCGTCAATCGTGTCTTGACAGGACCCAGAGATAAACAAAAGCGGCGTATTCACCGAGTAACCCCCGCCTTCTTTGTCGAAATCATCATCCTGCCGCGTGGGGTCCATACAGCCGTTCAGCACATCCGCGGTCTTTTTCATCATCGCATACATATATCGCCAGCCACCGATCCGCGCATTGTCGGCCTGCTCTGGGTAGGGAAACGACACGTGCAATTCGCGATCCTTGTAAGGCACTTTTTCCACACGCAGCAGTTCCCGCGCGATTTCTTCGGCAACCGAATGACCCTTGGAATCTTTCTCCCACGCATCCACGCTTAGGAAATACCGGCCGATGGTTTTCGCTTCCTCAAGAGTCGTCAGTTTGCGCGCGCGCCGGATTAATTCTCCCGGCTCAACCTCGGCTTCTGTCAGATCCCGATAAATAACCACCACCGGTACGGCCTCTTTGATCGATACTCCGAATACTTCCTGAAACAACTTTGGATTGACCTTGCCGCTTGTGGCCCAGCCGATCGAAGCATGATGCACAAACCCATCGTCATGTGCCATCCAGCGATTCCACCACGGCTGAATGAGCTGCGCTTCCTGCGCCGCAGAAAGGATCAGTTTCGACTCATCCCATACTCCCGCGAAATACTGACCTGCGAAGGAATCAAACGAGCCGAGCAAATGACCGGCTCTGAGACTGGGCGGCATGGAATTGAGCTTCCGGCCTTCCGATGTCCGGTGAATAAACAAATGAAAGCGGCAGCACATGTAGTCGGGCGCGTCGCCACCATCTCCATAAGGGCATTCCTCACCGCTCTTCAAACCGTCGGGAATCGCGTAGAACTGCTTAGGGCTTAGACCAAGCGATTCAAACCAGCCGTAGTTATCCCACCCGAACAAGTGAACGAAAGCATAATCCCCCGGCTTTTCGTTGCCATTAAACTTCTTCTGGTGAAATACCCTGCGGAGAAACTCAGTTCCGATCCCCCCGGGGTTAAAGAACAGGCCTGTCTTGCAATCATTAACCGGAGCACCGGGCCAGCGGTTAGCGCTCTTGATGATCGTCAACTCTCGTTCCGTGAATTGTTCAGCCTGGTCGACAAAGATGTCGTACCACTCCGGACCCCAGAATGATTGATCGACTGCCTGCTGGTTCTCGGCGTAGCGAAAGCAGAGTCTGCTTTTGTTTGGGAGACGGAATTCCTGATCGGTGGCGCGCCAATATGGGATCAGTTCGGGGAATTCAGCGAAGTATTTCTGGATGTGATTTTCGTTGACGTCTTTGTAGATGCGGCGAAGGATGACCCCTGGCGTACCGGGTCTTTGCAGACGACGATCGAGCATGATACGTCTGAGCCCACCTGACTTACCGCCTGATCTTGCTCCACCGCCAGCAATCCAAGTTGCAGCCTGTGGACCGGTGCGGTATATCAGCTCGCCAATTTCCTGCTGCTTGGGCTGCAGGTAAACCTCGATTTGCTTCATTTCGGCCTGCAGATTAAATGCTGATCACACCTTTGTCCCGCGCACATGCTTCACTTTGGGTCCATGCGCCGTGAGCGCGCATCGGTAAGTCTCGCCTGTCTGACCATCGTATTCAGTATAGGAGCACATCGGGCGTTCTACCAACTCAGCCTCGCCGACTAATGGGATTCCAAGCTGCGAGCCCATGAATACGCCTGGGATGTCGATCGGCTTGATTGCGGGCCGCGCTTGGATCGGCTTGATTGCCGCCTCTTCCCATCCGCGCTGGATAGCCTCAATCAGCACATCCGTCTTGGACTGCCCCCGAATCGAGCAGCGAGTATCTAACCTTGCCGCCAGATCGTCAGGCAATCTCAGCGCAATCAGTCTGCTCATGTATAACGCTCCTGTATAACAATACTACCAGAAACGTATAACAATGCCCATCTGATTGTATAACGTTACAGCTAGCGGCTTACGACAAGGTTGCCCGACGTAGGCGCCGAGCTGAAGCTGCAGCGTATCCATGGGCCGGCGCAATAGAATGTCTTGCTGGTATTGGTAGCCAGCGTAATCGCCGTGCCCTCATCGCTATAAGGCTGGTAGTTCGCATCGGCGTCGCTGGCTGCCTGGTTGACTGTAGCCGTCTGGTTCGTGGTGTTGTTGAGCGTAAGCCTATAGTTTCCCAGAGGATCGGGACCAACCGCAAACTGAATGGTTTTGGTCACGCCCGTGTCTTTACTAGCATCGTTGACCAGCGCGAGCGAGTTGCCGGGGTAGAGCGCATTGACCTGTTGCGTAGCCGGTGAAGTGATATACGAAGGCATCGCTTACTCCTTATCTAGGATGGACTTTACCACAAATGAGACCGGGCCTTCGCCGTCCGCGCCCGTGTGCTGTAGCTTGTCACCGTACTTCTTCGGAGCCAGTTTTGCCAACAACCACTTGCGCGACTCAATGCGCAGCTTGCGGTGCTCAAGCATATCCGCGATCTTCACTTCGCGCTCATCACCTTTGATTGTAATGACTTCGCCCGGCTGAGGCTCGTCTGCGATCTGCTGGATCTCATCGGCCAAAACCTGCAACTGAGCATCTTTCGCGCGCGCGTACAATTGGCGTAATTCTTCGTGATCCAACATCCATCGATAGAACGTCTTAGGGTCTGGAAAGCGCGAATCGGAATCACAGATCGCCGCGAGCCCGAGAGATTTTGTGGACATCGCCAAACAAATATCCGCCGCGATTTCAACGTCATACTCGCTCGGTCGCGCCATAATGCTGCTCATTATAACCCCACCACGCAACTTTTCTCTTGACAAGATTATCCAGATAAGCTAGATTATCAGCATGAAGAAACAAGCCAAATCTGAAAGGCCATTGTTCATCAGGAACTTCCCGTTGGATTTGCGTAAGCAGATCAAATCCGCTGCCGGAGCGCAAGACATTCAGCTTCGGGAATTTATCATCAACGCTCTACGGGAAGCTGTAGAGAAGAAGTAACATAAACATTTTCAGGAGATTAAGCAATGAATCCATCTCCAGTTGTGCCGATTGAGCGCAGCACCAATCCGCAGAAAGGAATAGAAAATGAAGATCAGTGAATGTAAAAATGCCCCTCAATGGTTAAAAGACGCCATTACCAGCAATGCCGATGTACAAGTATCCGTTTATGGTTGGGTAACTTGGAATAGCGGCAACTTCCTCGGCGGCAATTTTCTCGGCGGCGACTTCCACGGCGGCAATTTTCTCGGCGGCAACTTCCGGGGCGGCGACTTCCT